CCGCCGCCGCTCAGCGCCGCGACAGCCACACCGCGACCGTTGCAGCTGCGCGCGCCGCTATCGAGAACGGCACCGCCCGCCGTGTCGATTCCGTGCCGCTGGGGACTTCCGCGAGCGCTCGCGGTGCCCTTCCGCAGGTGCGCGACACCACCGACTACAACGCCGCCGCCCGCCGCGCGTGGGTGAAGGACATTGCCAGCCGTTCCGGCGTGCAGCTCATCGGTGGCACCGAGCTTACGCAGGTTGAGCGCGACGCGTACAACCACCTTATCGAGCAGCGCACGGCGTTTACGCATCTGACCAGCAACACCGATGCGGTTATCCCCGTCGAGCTTCAGACGCAGATTTTCACGCTGATTGACAACACGGCTGTTCTCTACGGCGACATCCACAAGGACAACTTCCCGCATCAGTTCGAGCTTATCCGCCATAAGAGCATCAAGGCTGGCGACGCGGCGAAGACCGATGAGGGCGCAGCGCCCACCGATGAGGAGCAGAACGAGTTCGACACCATCACCCTTACGGGCGAGGAGATCAAGAAGACCGTCAAGATGAGCCGCAAGATGGCGGTTCAGTCTATCAACGGCTTTGAGCAGTACATCGTCAACGAGACTGGCGCGCGCCTTGCCGTCGCCGCCAACGCGCGTGTCCACGCCAAGACTGTTGACGGCACGCTCGGCATGGATTCCGGCAACAAGATTAACTGCGCCACCGCTGGCACGCTTGCCAAGGCGGATATCACCAAGCTTCTTGGCCTGCTCTACACCTACGGCAACCCCGCGCCGAAGGGCTGCATTATCTACGCCAACGGCAACACTATTTGGAACCACATTGCTATGGTCGAGGATGCCAACGGGCGCTCTTACTTCGTGGACGAGAAGACCGAAGACCCCGCCGTTGAGGGTCATATCTTCGGCAAGCTCGTTAAGCGCGACGATTCGATGGCGGACGGTATCATCAAGGCGGGCTATCCCGACCTGTTCCGTGGAAACATCTTCGACGGAGTGGACATTACGCCCTACGTCGAGCCGGGTACGCAGAAGCGCTGCTTTGACGGATACCTGCTCTTCGACGGCGGGCTTGTCGTGCCTAAGTCTTTCGGCCAGCTCACCATCGGCACCGCCGCAAAGTAACGAGGTGGTGACAGATGGCAGAGAAGCCGAAGCTGCTTGACGCGTGCCGCGAAGCGCTGAGGATTCCCGCCGACTGCACCGACTTTGACGCTGAGATCGAAGACCTCATCGAAGCCGCCCGCGCCGCGATGCGCGCGGGCGGCGTTGCCGATACCGTAGCCGCCGACGATTCGAACAGCACGGTTCGGCTCGCGGTGAAGGTCTACTGCAAGGCGACCTTCGGCATGGACAACCCCGATGCCGACCGCCTTACTCAGAGCTTCGACGATTTGCTAACCATGATGCGCGGCAGCTCGGAGTTCGGGGGCGTGAAATGAGCATGTGGGCTGGCACGTGCCAGCTCATCGCTAAGACCGTCAAGAAGGACGAATACGGCGTGCAGCAGACGGAGGAAACAAAGCGCAAGGTGTTCTGCAACGTCTTCTCTATGGGCGACGCGGCCTATTACGCCGCCGCTGCCGCTGGCGTACACCCCGAAGCCGTATTGCAGATTCGCAAGAGCGCATACGAAGGTGAGCGGCTAGTCGAGTTCGACGGCGCGCGGCTCACGGTCGCGCGCGTTGACAGGTCAAGCCCCGACTTCGTGCGCCTGACGCTCGCTGAGGTGGTGGGCGACCGTGGCTGAGCAGAGCATCGAGCGGTTCATAAGCAGCTGCATGAAAGAGTGCGTGGAAGACAACGTTTCCGCGCTCGCTGAGAACGCGGGCGAAGCAGGAAGGCGCGCCGTAAAGCTGTTGAAGCAAGAAAGCAAGGTGCGCACCGGTGCTTACAAGAAGGGCTGGAAGGCCGACGTTAAGACCGATGAGACGGGCACCGAATGCACCGTGCACAACCGGCGATACCAGCTAACGCACCTGTTGGAGAACGGCCACCAGATCACGAACCAGACTGGCGAGGATTACGGCACCGTTCCCGGCGACGGCGTTATCAGGAAGGTTGCAGACCAAGTGGCGCGAGAGTTCGCGGAGATGGGGGGCGACGGACGATGATTGAGCTAAAGGCGCTCTGCGGCGTTCTCGATTCGCTCGGCATCCCGTGGGCTAACCAGCGCTTCGCTGACGGTGAGGAACCGGCACCGCCCTTCATCTGCCTTGTCGCGGGCTACAACGAAGCGGCCTACGCGGACAACGGCACCTACCTTTCGTGGATGCCCTACGATATCGCGCTCTACACGCGGCACCGCGACTACGCGACCGAGAAACGCATACGCGATGCGCTCGAAGCCGCAGAGTGCCCGTTCATGCTGAGCATCACGAACATTGATTCAGAAGAGCTTACCGAAGCGGCGTTCACCGTGAACGTCGCCGAGAGTTAGGAGAGACCAAATGGCACGAAACGGATTCTTCGGCGTGAAGAACTCGCATTTCGCGATCTGCACCGACGAAGACGCGCTTACCTACGAAGACCCCGTGCACGTCGCGGGCACCGTCGCTATCAGCATGGAGCCGACCGTTGAGACGGCTTCTAGCTACGCCGACAACGAGGTTTGGCTTGACAAGCAGCAGGACAACGGCGGAAGCGGCACCATGAGCTTCTACGACACCGAGGGGACGGCTGATCTTCGCCAGCTCATCGCAGACCTCGTGGGCTACGAGATCGCGCAGGACGGGCGAACCATCCTGAGCGCAGACCGAACGCCTAAAAAGTTCGCCTTCATGTGCGAGCAGCCGGGGCACGTGCTCGGTCGCCGCCGCTGCCTTCTCATGTGCCAGCTCTCGAAGCCGACGCAGGAGCTTAACACCATTCAGGATACGCCGGAGATTACGCAGCTCGATTACCCGTTCACGTGGCGACCCGTCACCATCCCGAGCACCGACATTCGCACGAGCGGCTATGACAGCTTCACCGGCCTTGCCGATTACGACACCTTCTTTGATGCGGTCGATATCGAGCTTGCGCACAAGACCCCGTCCGAGTAGGAGGTTGCGAATGGTTATCAAGGTTGGCGAAAATGAGTTCGAAGCGACCTTCAACGCGTTCACGCCGATTGCGTTCTCTCGATGCTTCAACGTCGTGAAGCCCAACGGCACCATGCGCCCGAAGGACATTAACGAGGACACCGGCGCGATCTTGGAGAATCTGGACAAGTTCGGTTTCCCGCCCATCGTCCCGCTTCTCGAAATCTTCTACGCGTGCATCAAGACCGCGAACCCGAAGTTCGATGAGAAGTTCGATGACTGGGTTTCCGCGTTCCCGGCAGAAGCTTTCGACTTGGAGCGCGCGGACGGTTGGGCACACGACGTGATGCAGATCGTGAGGGACAACTTTTTTCCAAGCTCGAAGCAAGATGCAGTGGAAGCCGAGGAAGCCGAAAAGACCGGCGCCGCCGCTTCCAAGTAACCTGAAAGACGCGTGCGACGCGCGCTACATCTACAACTGCCAGCAATGCGGGCTGACGCTTTCAGACCTTCAGATGATGAGCTACCGGCAGGTTCAAGACCTGCTGGAGATCAACGCGTTCTACGCCGACGCTGCGGCGCACTACGACGAGGACGAGAAGGCGCGCAAGGCCGAAGCCGCGTTCTGGTCATGACGTGAAGTGAGTTCTTGACGGCAGCGCACCCGCGAGGGCGCGTTGCTTCAAGCACTCATGGTACTTTGACAACCGAAGAGGGGTGATTACGTGGCTGTTTCCTACAAGGGTCTTGTTATCAAGTTCGGCGGCGACACGACGGGTCTTCAAGATGCGCTGAAATCCGTTCAGAAGCAAGCGCGCAACGCCCAAAGCAACCTTCGGGACGTGAACAGAGAGCTGAAATTCGACCCAAGCAACGCCGATCTTCTTGAGCTTAAGATGAATGCCCTCAACAAGTCTGTTGAGGAAACAAAGAAGCAGCTTGACATGTATAAGCAGGCTCTTCAGCAACTTGAAAGCAAGAAGCAGAGCGGCGCTAAGCTCACGGCTCAGGAAGAAGCGCAGTACGACAGCCTTAAGCTCGCGATAGTGAGGTGCGAGCGCCAGCTTGACAGCTACGGCACCGAGCTTGCGGACACCGCGCGTCAGGCCGAAGGCTCAAAGACGGCCATTGGCAAGCTCGGTCAGGCTATCGAGGACAACGCCGACAGCATATCTAGCGCCGGTTCCAAGGTTTCGAGCGCGGGCACCGCCATATCCGGCGGGGTTGTCGGCGCGGCAACGGCGCTGACCGGGCTTGCGGCGAGCCAAGAGGAAGCCATACAGCAGAGCGGCCAGCTCGAAACCGCGTGGGTGAGCGCTGGCGGAACAGCCGAGCAGGCTTCGTCAACCTACGCCATGTTCTACCGCATCCTTGGGCAGAGCGACACGGCAACCGAGGCTTCGCAGAACCTCGCGCGCCTGACCACCAACGAGCAGGAATTGCAGCAGTGGACGAATATGCGGCTGGCGCTTACGCCACGTTCGGCGACGCTCTGCCACTTGAAAACCTCGCGGAAGCCGCGCAGGAGACGGCGCACACCGGCACGGTCACGGGCGGTCTTGCCGACGCGCTCAACTGGTCTACGGCATCCGCCGAGCAATGGAGCGCCGCGCTTTCCGGGCACTCTTCGGCGCAGGCTGCCTTCAATCAGGCGGTCGCAGAAGGCCAGACGAAGGAAGACGCGTTCAACGCCGCGCTCGCGGCGTGCGGCAGCGAGCAGGAGCGTTCGCAGCTCATCACCGAGACGCTTACCGGGCTTTACGCGGACGCGGGGCGGCAGTACCAAGAGACGAACAAAGACCTTCTCGCTTCGCGCGACGCGCAGAACGAGATGAACCAGAGCATGCAGGAACCTCGCTCTAGGAGCCGTCGCCTTCGGCGGCGTGACAACCGCCATTGGTAAGACGATGGAGGCCGCAGAGGGCGTGGGAAGCGCCTTCAAGACCGCTGGCGAGCTTTGGGGCGGCGCTAAGAAGCTCATGGGCGATACGGGCTTTCTAAGCAAGATCGGAACCGGCTTCTCTAACATCGTCACCAAGGCGGGCGGTCTTGGAAGCATGCTCACCGGCACGCTCTCTAGCGGCTGGACGGGATTTACCGGGCTTATCGCCGCGCATCCTATCGGCCTTGGCGTTGCCGCCGTGTCCGCCGCCGTCGCTGGCCTTACGTGGTTCTTCACGCAGACCGAGGCCGGTAAGCAGATGTGGTCTGACTTCACCGGCTGGATTTCGGAGAAGTGGCAAGCCGTGCAGGATTTCTTCGCTGGCGTGCCTGAGTTCTGGGGCGGAATCTGGGAGCAGGTCAGCACCGGCGTTTCGGATTTCTGCACCGGCGTTGGCGAGAAGTGGGAGCAGTTGAAGCAAGGCGCTTCCGACACTTGGGAGAACATCAAAACCGGCGCTTCGAACGCTTGGAATGATCTTAAAACCAACGTCGGGAACCTCGCACAAGGCGCGGTCGATACCGTGTCTAACTGGTGGAACAACCTAACCGGCAACACCGATTCGGCCTTTGGGCAAATCGCTTCCACGGTGCAGAACGACATGAACACCGCGAAGACCGTTGGCAGCTCAGCGGCTGGCGCTCTGCAAGCCGCAATGAACGGCGACTGGGAGACTGCGAAGAGCCAAGCGGCAAACGCCTTCAACGCGATTAAAGACAACATCGGCTCGAAGCTTGACGCTGCCGAGAGCACGGCGGTTAGCATCGCCGACCACATCGGCGACAAGCTGGGATTCCCCGGCCTTGGCTCGAAGGTGCAGGGCGTGTTCAACAGCATTCGGGGCTTCATAGAGAACCCTATCGAAAGCGCATGGAACGCGATTTCGAGCATTCCGCAGAAGATCATGAACGCCTTCGGCGGAATCAAGATAAGCATTCCGAAGCCAAAGCTTCCGCACTTCAACGTCAGCTGGAACGAGTTTGGCCCGATTTCGCTACCGAGCGTGAGCATCAGTTGGTACGCGCGCGGCGGCTACTTCGATGAGCCTTCAATCGTCGGCGTTGGCGAAGCTGGCGGCGAGTTCATCGCGCCTGAGAAGCAGTTGCAAGGCTTCATCGAAACATCGGTAAACCGCGCCTTCTCGCGGTTCGCCGACGCGCCGAGCCAGCCCGTTAACGTCGCCGTGACGGTTTACGCCACGGTCGCTGACGGAGTGGACGCATACGAGACAGGCCAGCAGATCGGCGCTGGCATCGCAAGCAAGCTGAAGCAAAGGGGGGTGCCAGTTGCAACTTAGACGGACTAGGAACCAGCACGACCGAATCATCTTCAACGGCACCGACCTATCGAAGCTGGTTTACTGCAAGGTGCGCCGCCCCATCATGGCGACCGTCAACGCGACGTTCGAGAGCGTGCCGGGGCGGCACGGCGAGGTTTTCAAGAGCGCCTGGCGGCTACGACCTCCCCGTTGAGATTTGGCTTAGGACTGAAGACCGCCGCGAGGTCGCGGAGATGCGGCACAAGCTCGCGGCGGCTCTCTGGACTGAAGAACCCGCGCCGCTCTACCTTCCCGATGACCCGACGCGCTACCTGCTCGCAATCGTGAGCGGCAGCACCGACCTAGACGAGATCACGGACGATTGCCCGACAACCACCGTGACTTTCCATGTCGGCGACCCCGACTATTACGGGCAGAAGCGCCGCATGGAGGTTTCGGCGGGCAACGTCTACGTAAACGCTGGCGGCAACCGCCCCGCTTACCTGAAGGTCACGGCGAAGCCCTCCGCTGGCAGCGCGTGGCGGATTACGAACGTCGATACCGGCGAGTTCGTGGCTATCAACACCGCGCTCACGTCTTCAAGCACCATCAGGCTTGACATGGCGACCGAGCACGCGACGGTTAACAACCAGACCGCGCCGGTAACGATTGATTCGGATTACTTCGAAATCAACGGGCGGTGCCACCTGAACATCACCAGCGGCACGGCGGTACTAGAGTGGGTGGAACGATGGCTTTAATTAGACGCATAGGCTTCACCCGTTTCAGCCGTTGGGGCGACAATCTGGGGCGGCTCACGGTGAGCGCCGCAACGCACACCGACGCGCTGGACGGAACCGACGAGCTGGGCATCACGTGCGCCGAAGACCTCGTGAAGGGCGACCGCATAGTTTGGATTGACCTTCAGGGCACGTGTCACGAACACATCGTTGACACCATCGACAGGGTACACGACGATGACGGCGCGCCTGAAACGCAAGCCATCTGCATCAACTCGGTGAACGAGACGTGGGATGACTGGCTGGACGATAAGCGGCCTTCCGGCAGCGTCGCGGTCGCCCTCGCGTCAATCCTCGCAGACACGCGCTGGGAGGTTGGCACGTGCGATCAGGGCGGCAGCGCTTCGCGCACCTTCTACCATGAGAGCGTGCGTGAGGGATTGGCCGGAATCATCGAGACGTGGGGCGGCGAGCTTGAAACTCTTATCGTCCACGACGGCGCGAGCATCGTTAGCCGCCGCGTGGGCGTGCGCGCCAAGCGCGGCAACCAGAGTAGCGCTAAGCGGTTCACGTGGACTAAAGACCTCGTTTCCGTCAAGCGCTCCGTTGCGAGCGACAACCCGAAAACTCGCGTCTACGGTTACGGCAAGGGCGTTGAGACTGAGGGCGGCGGCTACGGTCGCCGTCTCACTTTCGGCGACATTAACAACGGCAAAGACTACGTGGAGGATGCCGAAGCTACTACCGTTTGGGGACACCCTGACGGCGAGGGCGGCATTCTGCCCGCCGTTGCGTCATACGTCAACGAGCAGTGCGAGGACGCGGCGCAGCTCTTGCAGGAAACGAAAGACTACCTAGAGCAAGTGAAGGAGCCGAAAGTAACCTACACCGCTTCGGTTATCGACCTTTACGCATTCGGGCGCTCATGGGAGGGCGTGGGCGTGGGCGATGACGTTGCGATCATCGACAAGGGCTTTTCTGCCGAAGGCGTGCGCCTTCATGGCCGCGTGTCTCAGATTGAGCGCGACTTGCTCACCGGCGACGCGACCGTGACGTTCGGCACGCTTACGGACACGATGGCCGACATGTGGCAGAGCGTCAACAACGCCCTGAAGAGCAACAGCCAGCAAAACGCGCTCTACGACGCTGCGGCTGGCACGTCGGTATCGTGGCTAATTCAGCTTCAGCAGGCGCTCAACGCTCAGTTCAACGCGGTTGGCACCTACCATGTCGAGACGTTCGAGCTGGGCGAGATTTGGAGCAACGTACCGCTGAACCCCGAAACGGGTTTGCCGGTCAAGTCAACCGCCGACATGTGGGCTATCAACGTCAACGGTCGCGGTCAGCGGTTGGCTGCTGGCCTTACGTCAGACGGTCAATGGGATTGGCGAACGTTCTTCACGGGTGGCATGGTTACTGCCGACGTTATCAACGCTGGAACCATGAAGGCCGACCGCGTGCGCGCCGGTCTGCTGACCGACGAGAAGGGAAACAACTTCTGGGACTTGACCAGCGGCGAGTTCTCGCTTTCCGCTGGCGCGAAACTGGGCGACACGAGCGTTGAAGACCTTTTCACCGGGCTTGACGAACTCGATAAGACGATGGACGGCATAGCCGAAGACGGCATCATAACGGAAGCCGAGCACGCGGCGGTGTCTAAGATCATGCAGACCGTCGAGAAGGAGCGCGTAGACCTCGAAAACGAGTACGAAAGCCTATACAACAGCGAATACCTCAACTACCAATTCAAGCAAGTTCTCAGAACTCAGTACGAAGCGGTGTTTAGTGTCAACGGCACGCATGCGAAGCTAGAACTGCGCATCCAAAACGTGCTTGGGACAACGACGGCTGAAGAGCTGTCGGACGCTATGCAGCTCTACGAAATCGCATACAGCGACTATTCAGATACCATCAAGACGTACAACTCAGCAGCCCGTCAGGCGAAGAGCATTATTGAGCAGGCGCAAGCGCAAGACAAGGTGGACGAGCTGGACGATTCCCTCACGCAACGTGAGGTTTTCAACCGGCTGACGAACAACGGCGCTACGCAGGGAATCTACCTAAGCGGCGGTCTGCTCTATATCAACGCTACCTACATCGAGACCGGCACGATCAGCGACCGTCTGGGGCGTAACACGTGGAACCTGAGCACGGGAAAGCTCACGACTAACTACATGACCGCGAACAACATAAACGCAAGCGGAACGTTCGAATGCGGTACGGTGTCGAACCTTCTTCGCATTGTCAGCGGTGCTATCTACGGGTATGAGAACAGCACGCAGATAGGAAAGATTGACTTCTCCGCCCACTCGTACAACATTGACGATCCGTCAATCAAGTATCGCGGCATTCAGATTACGGCAGAAGGAACGGTGCGCATCAGTTCGCCGCAGATTTCGACTGCCGTATCAAGCAATCAGAGTACGACAGCGACCATCTGCACAACGAAAGATTCGAGTGTCACGTACATTAGCGAGATTAGAGATGACGGAGACGGAACAATTTCTTGGTCTTGGAAAACGCGATCCATCAACTTCAAGAACGGGTTATGCACATACTGCGGACTGGACTAGGGAGGTATTTCATGGCGACTATTTATTACGTTGCTCACGACCCGCTAAGCAACTCGGAAGCAGTCATTACTGAGTACGACAGCGAGCTTCTTAAGAAAGCCGCTGAGGGCGGAATTGTATTCATCGCCGTTGACGATGATGGAAGCCGTTCCATCGTTCCCGTTGACGACGTAAAGGAGCCTGAGAACCGCGAAGGCTCGTTCACCATCGTTCAGCCCATATACGTCGATGACAGGGTTAGAGCTGTCGTTGACGTATTCGATGCTCTGGCCGCGAGCGTGCCAGCCGTCGCCGCGAGTGCGGACGTGCAGCCCGTGTCTAGCAAGGCGCGGTCTGCTATGAGCTTCGCCGAAGCGCTCGAAGCCCTCCGCGCACTCGCCTACGGAACCGGCGAGGAAGGCGGCGCGCAATGAGCAACACGCGGACGCTTGAACTCGATATCTCGAAGGAGGGAGCGGGAACTTGTATTAAGGTGGGTCAGGGCGACGATGGCGGAACGACCATCAACGCGCTTATCTACGACAACGGAGCCGAGTTCTCGCTTTCGGGCGCTACGGTGTGGCTCGTGGCGCTTCTGCCGAACAAGCGCAACTACTATCGCGGGCAATGCTCAGTCAGCGGCAACGCCGCCACGATCACGGTTGACGAATCCAAGCTTTGCAGCGTCCCCGGCTACACCGACGAAGCCTACTTCACGATAACGAAGGGCGGAAACACCTACTCAACGGAGCGGTTCGCTATCGAAATCCTGCGCAGCGCTCTTGACGGGCAGCAGCCCGCGCAGAACTGGGACGATGCCGTTCAAGACCTCATCGACCGTGGCAATCAGGCCGTAAGCTCAGCCAACAGCGCGGCCAGCGCGGCGAACAGCGCCGCGAGCAAGGCGAACTCGGCTTCTACGAGCGCGACCAACGCCGCGAAGGCTGCAAACGATGCCGCAGCGTCGGCGACAAGCGCAGCTTCGGAGGCGAACACCGCCAAGCAGAACGCCGACGCTGCAACCACGGCTGCGAACAACGCGGCATCAGCCGCCAACACCGCCAAGCAGAACGCCGACGCGGCAACATCCAACGCCAACGCCGCCGCGAGCGCGGCGAACACTGCCGCTTCAAGTGCCAACGCCGCCGCTGCTGCGGCAAACGGCGCGGCGGAGGATGCCACCGCCGCTGCGCAGAACGCGCTTAACATCGCAAACTCTATCGCTTCTATCGAGCCGCCCTCAGATGACGAGGTGCAAGAGCTGCGCGAAGAGAACGCGACGCTTGCGACGGCGCTTGTGGAGCTACAGGACGGCTACATAGTTCTTGGCGAAACTGCGTACATGCCCACCAACAGACGCACTGCACTTTCTAGCGAGACCGTAACCGTCGCTCAGGCGAACGTGAGCGGCGAGACGGCGACGCTCAACTAAGGAAGGAGAAAAGCAATGGCCGACTTGTCGAAGTTCTCTATCGGCGGAACCGCCTACAATCTGAAGGATTCTTCTGCGCGCAACACGGCGAACGCCGTAACGACTGCCGAGGAATACGACCGGCAGCACATCATCAACGCATACGGCGGTCGCTCGCTCGCTTCGGTCTTCGCAAGCGAGATCGGGAGCACCGACGTTTACACATGGCTTCGGAACCGCGCTCGAAGCGCCAACTTCGCCGGTCTTCGTATCGGCGATTACATCGACGTTCCCATCACGGCGGGCGCTAACGTGCCGTCGCAGACGGTGCGCTACCGCATCGGCGCTATCGACCACTATTACCAGTGCGGCGACACAGCGAAGGGGCACCATATCGTCATGGTGCCGCTCGCGCCCGTGAGCGTCACCGGAGACAAGGCATCAAACACCAGCTACCTTCAGTGGCGAGATACGAACGACAACAACGGTACCGCCGAGGAAAAGCACCCTTACTTGGTTTCGAAGCTGCACGACTGGGAAATCAACGACTTCCTGCCAGCGCTGCCGACCGCGCTTCAGAACGCGATCATGGCGCAGCGCGTGCTTCTCGAAGAGCGCTATTCTTCGAGCGAAAAGCTCACCGAATCGAGCGGTTGGAGCTGGGCGGATTTGGGCAAGGTCTGGTCGCCCTCAGAGATGGAGGTTTACGGCTGTCCGGTATGGGGCACCAAGGGCTACTCTGTCGGCTTCGATAGCCAGTTCCCCATCTTCAGCGATACGGCAAGCCGCATCGCGGGCGGTCGCGTCTCTTGGTGGCTGCGGTCTGTCTTGGGTGGTTCTTCGTCCACCGCGTGCATTGTCAACTACTACGGCCTTGCCAGCAACACCGCGCCGACGAACGACTGGATACGCCCGCTGCCGTGCTTCCTCATAGGCTGATAAGCCGTACACAGTACCGCGCTGGCGCATGCCTTGCGCATGCGCCAACCGTCGCAGATTAGGAGGTGCCGCGAAGTGAGCGGCGTATACATGCGCAACCGCAACCTAAGCTCTTTCGAGTATTTCAACACGGCGGTTGCGATCAGAAACGACGTGACGCGCCTTGTAACGTCGCGCGACGTTCCGAAATCCTACCGCTTCATCTTCGCGGTGCCTATGGCAGAGACGGCGCGAAGCGTTGTCTTCAATCTGGTTAAGGCCGACGCATTCTATCCGAACACGGCGCGCAACGTCGATGAGCGGAAGCGCTACATGACGCTTGCGCTGGCAGATCTAAACCAGCTCTACCAAGACATGCAAAGCCTTCTGACTATGGGGCTTCCCATCAAGGCCGCGCGGCTCGAAGGAATCCTAGACCGAATCGACAGCGACATTAAGCTGATAAAGGGCGCTCGCGCTGGCGTGAAACTCATAGGAAAGGGGTAAAATGTTCGCGAGTTGTCCCTTGGAAATCGTCGCGTCAATTGGTGGCTGCGGTCTGTCATGGGTGGTTCTTCGTCCAACGCGTGCAATGTCAACAACAACGGCAATGCCAACAACAACGCGCCGACGAACGACTGGATACGCCCGCTGCCGTGATTCCCAAGCTTTGCCAGACCACGCGGCCGTAAGCGCCGCGCGCCGTGCATTTGAGGAAGGAAGGGGCGACCATCGGGCATGCGCCCGTAAATATGCACCCCGCGACGGTTGCCGTTCGCTGCTTGCATGGCGCGGTTCTCGGCTTCCGACCGCGTTTCATGGTCAACCGTCAAGCGGCTGCTGGATGCCGACTGCAAGCCGCGCGGGGTGCCCTCATGAACTCTGAAGAGCGACGCGTAGCACGCCGCGCAAGGCGAGATGCCAAGCGCGCGGAGAATAGGGCTAGGCGCATCGAAGGATGCACGCTAGAAGCCGTCGCAGACCTCGATAACCTATACAGCGCGGCGAACGGCGCTGCTGCGGGCGTTCGCTGGAAGGCAAGCGTCCAGCGCTACATGGGGCGTGTCATGCCAAACATCATGCGGGCGCGCCGCGACCTGCTCACGGGCGCTGACTTCCGGCGCGGCTTCATCGAGTTTGACCTTTTCGAGCGCGGAAAGCTTCGTCATATCTGCTCTGTCCACTTCTCGGAGCGTGTCATACAGAAGTCTTTAAGCCGTCACGCGCTCGCACCCGCGATCTGGCCTACCCTGACAGAGGGATGCGCCGCAAACGTGAAGGGGCGCGGCACCGAGTACGCAATCAAGCGCATGAAGCGTCAGCTTGTAGCCCACCGGCGAAAGCACGGGGCGGAAGGCTACATCTTGCAGGTCGATTTCTCGGACTATTTCGCGAACATCGACCACGACGCTTGCAAGCGCATCATTGACAGAGCCATTGACGATGAGCGCGTTAAGCGCGTCATGGGCGACCAGATAGACGCTCACGGTGCGCGCGGGCTTGGTCTTGGCAGCGAGCCGAACCAGATTCTAGCGGTGGCCTTGCCGTCGCCGATAGACCATCTGATGCTTTCGCTTCCGGGCATCCTCGCGAGCGGTCGCTACATGGACGATAGCTATTGCATCGCGCTTGACAAGCAGACGCTTTGGGACGCGCTTTCGCGCATCGAAGCGCTCTGCGACGATCTGGGAATCATCATCAACCGCAAGAAGACGCGCGTAGTGAAGCTGTCGCGCGGCTTCGTTTTCCTGAAGAAGAGGTTTTCATATGGCGAGGGTGAAAAGGTGGTTGTTCGCCCTTGCCGCTCTTCCGTGACGCGGCAGCGGCGCAAGCTGAAGAAGCAAGCGGCGCTGGTCGCTCGCGGCGTTATGACCGTCGAGCAAGTCAACCAGTCTTACCAATCGTGGCGCGGAGGCATGAAGCGGCTTGACGCTCACGAGACGGTAAGGCGCATGGACGCGCTCTATAAGCAGCTCTTCAGCTAAGAGCGAACACACACTATCAGGTACCAAAGCCCTCGCAGACGCGGGGGCTTTTTCGTTACCGAGAGAAAGGGGCAACAAATGGCACTCACCGAAGACGAAGAGAGCATGGTGCGCGCGATCATCGCGATTTACAAGACACAAGCGCCGTCTCTCTCAACCGACGTGGCGAGCCGAGCCGCCGCGCTCTTCGCCGCGTGGGACAGCAACGGCCGCGCCTACGCCGAGGGCGAGCGCGTGAGCTATGAGGGCGAGCTTTACACGTGCCTTCAGGCGCACACGTCGCAGACCGATTGGGCACCCACGGCAGCGCCGAGCCTTTGGGCGCAGGTGCTTGAAGCTGGCACGCCCGACACGCCGACAGAGGAAGTGCCCGAATGGGTGCAGCCCGATTCTACGAATCCCTACCCGCTCGGTGCCCGCGTCAAGCACAACGGCAAGGTCTGGGAATCCCTCGTTGCAAACAACGTCTGGGAGCCGGGGGCTGTCGGCACAGAAACCGTCTGGCGAGAGGTGACGGAGGGCTGACGTGGCGGAGAGCGTTTTAGACCATGCAGCGGCCTTCGGTGCCGAATGGTTCTTCGCGTTCCTCGTTGCTATCGGTTTCGGAATACTCGCAAAGCAGTTGCTTAACGAGTACCAGCGCAACAACGAGCGCAAGGCAGAGCTTGAAGAGCGAAACGCGGCGCGGCAGGCAGAACTAGAGCTGAAGCGCGAAGAGCGCAAGCGCGACGAACTCAACGAGCGCGCGCAGCGCGACCGCGAGCGCTCGGAAATGGAAGGCCGCATCGCTGCGCAGATGGAGCGTAGCAACAACATTTCGGAAGGGCTGCAAGCAGCTATGGAATCTCTCAGGGCTTCCACGGCGGCGCTGCACGACGAAATCAGGGAATCGCGCGAGCACTCGCACGACATGGCAAACAAGGTCGATCACATCTACGACCGCGTAGACCTCATCTATGAAAAGGAGAACTGAAATGATTAACTTCACTGCACGAATCAAGAACAAGACGTTCTGGCTTACTCTCATTCCCGCCGTCCTGCTGCTCGTGCAGGTGGTCGCCGCGCCGTTCGGCTACCAGTGGGACTTTGGAGTTCTGAACGAGCAGTTGGCCGCGATCATCAACGCGCTTTTCGCCGTGCTCGCGATTCTTGGCATCGTGACCGACCCGACCACGGCGGGCGTTGGCGATTCCGCGCAAGCGCTCACCTACACCGAGCCGAAGCGCGATGAGTAGGCTAAAGGCTGTCGCCCTCGTGCTTTCCGGCGCGCTCGCGTCAATGCTCTTCTGCGGCTGGCTCATCGTCGGCCATATCGAGAGCGACGCGGGCGCGCTCGCTGAAGCGCACGAAGAGGGCTACGCTGCCGCTGAGGAAGACCGCCTAGCAATCGTTGCCGATAGGCCGATTGCCGAGGGTAACAGCATGCCGATATGGCTTCAGACCGACCCGCAATGGGACTACATACCATATGCGGGCGGCACCATCGGCGACCACGGCTGCGGCCTTACATGCGCCGCTATGGCTGTCAAATACATGACGCTTCAGGACATTACGCCGCTCACGCTCGCATCGTTCGTGGGTGACACGTGCCTTACCGATGGCGTTAACGACCCCGGCAAGTTCTGCGCGTGGATTGCCGAGCATTACCCGGAATACGGCATCGAGAGCACGCCGATTTCTTACGATCTCGCACCCGTCCTTCAAAACGTGTCCGATGGGTGGCTTGCCTTCGCTGGCATGAGCGGAACGCTCGGCGATAGGGACTACGGCGGGCACGTCGTGCTTATCTGGCGCGCCGACGATGACGGCTACTGGATACGCGACCCGGCGAGCGCTGGGAACTCAGCGCGCGCCTTCACGCTCGAAGAGCTAGAGCAGGTCGATTTTCACTACTTCTACTGCATCAGAGGGGGCTTCTATGGCACTCAACGGCATTGATATTTCTAACTACCAGCGCGGGCTTGACCTCGCGCAGGTGCCTTGCGATTTTGTTATCTGCAAGGCGACAGAGGGAACCACCATCGTTCACAACACCTGCGACCCGTGGATTCAGCAGGCTATCAAACTCGGCAAGCTCTGGGGCTTCTATCACTTCATGAACGGAGAAGACCCCATAGCTCAGGCTAAGCACTTCGTCGCAAGCTGCCGTAACTACTTCGGCAACGGCATTCCCGTTCTCGATTATGAGATGTATGGGCGCATCGGAACCGACAAGGCAAAGCAGTTCCTCGATTACGTCTACGATCAGACCGGCGTTCGCTGCATCGTCTATATGAGCCGTAGCGTTTGCACCGAAGAGGATTGGTCGAAGATCGCGCCGAATCACGCGCTCTGGGTTGCGCAGTACGCTAACAACAACCGCACCGGCTACCAGTCTTCGCCGTGGCTTCCCGATGGCGGCTTCGGCGCTTGGGGTAGCTGCGCAATCCACCAGTACACGTCGAATGGCCGTCTCAATGGCTTCAACGCGCCGCTTGATCTCGATATCGCCTATATGACGCGCGAAGCGTGGGGCAAGTTTGCCAACCCGTCCGGCGCGGCAGCGCCCGACGTTCCGCCCGCAGAGGTCGCCGAGCCTTCGCCGGAGGGCACGACGCTTGACCTTGCAGCAGCGGTCATGCGCGGCGAGTATGGCGTTGACGATGAGCGCCGCGAAAAGCTCGGCGACCGTTACCAAGAGGTGCAAGACCTCATCAACTACATTGACGGCGCTTCCGCTTCTCAGCTCGCAGATGATGTGGAACGCGGAATGTTCGGCGTTGTGCCGACGCGCAGCGACGTTCTGGGCGACCGCTTCAGCGAGGTTCAGGCAATCGTCAACCAGAGGGCGGGCGTTGGCGCTGCGCGCGTCTACACCGTCAAGAGCGGAGACACGCTCAGCGAGATTGGCGCTTCGCTCGGTATCGACTGGCACACCATCGCAAGCAAGAACGGCATTGGGGCACCTTATACGATCTACCCCGGCCAGAAGCTTTCTTATTAGTGTTCAAGCGGGGTACCCTGACAAGGGGTGCCCCGCTTTCTGGCGTTAGACGGGCTTACAGCAAGCCGCCCATCTGGTGTTTTGCAAACACCGGAAATTGCTATTTTTGGCACGTGCCAACGACAACAAACCAGTTTTTCGATACTCTAACTATGCAAGTATCAAGCTGGATAGCTGCGCGGTTGGCGGTGCTTGTGGAGTTCGCCGTTTTTCTCATAAGCTCCACCACACGTGATCGCGCCCCCTTCGGATTCCGATGGGGGCGCTCGTTTTTTCAGGCGACAAGGTCAACTCCACCGCTTTGGGAGCGATAAGGCGTCCTTGTTACTTCTTGAGAACGGAACCGAAGTCGAGCGCGCTCTTGATGTCGTCGAACGCACCTTTCAATTCGGCGGCCACGGCTATCCCGTCCTTGTAGATGGCGTTCATGTCGCCAGTGACTTCGGCGACGCCCTCCTTGGTTATGCCGAAATCGAACTCATCGTCGCTGTCCTCATCGTCATCATCTTCAGCGACGTAGAAGTACTCCGCCTCCTCGCCGTCCTCCATGAGGACGAATCCGATACGCTCCCCATCGTCATCCTCGATGTAGCGCACGATAGCATCCTCATCGAGCTCTAACTCAACAAGTTCGTAGCCGTCGTCTTCTTCGGAAGACTCGACGAGCAGCACATCCTCCGTGTCATCAGCTTCGGCATCCTCTGCATTCTCGGCTTCCTCAGCAGCGTCTTGCGCATCCGCCAGCTGGCCTCCCTCAAGATCTTCGATGACGTCAGCCTCTTCTCTATCGCCGATACGGCCTTCGGCGACGCCGGGAGCATCTTCAAGCTCCTCGGCGTCGGCAGCGTCAATGGATCCTTCATCTTCGTACGGCTCACCATCACCGTAAACAGCTACATGCCCGCCAAGATCGTCCGCAAGCGAATCCGCCTCATTTTCATCGACAATGTGAAAGCCCTCCTCGGATAGATCGATGCCCTCCGCCTCCAAAGCCGCAGCTGCGAGGCCGCCGTCGTTGCCCTCATCGTCAACGTCGCCTTCTCCCTCTGGCCCCTCTCCTGCGAAGAAGAAATCGTCGTAGGCTTGCTCAAGGTCTTCCTCGTCGGCCTCAGGCTCGAATTCTTCATCGTCTTGGAACTCGGCAACGTCTTCGATCTCGGACTCTTCGTCTATCTGCTCGGCATCGGTCTGCCGGCCGTCTTCGAGGTCTGTCAGCTCTTCGTCAAGATCCAT